GCAATTTTTTTTGATTTTCCTTGAGACTATTCTCAATTTCCTTTATTAGTTTATGTTGTTTTACTATTTGATCTTTAACCTCTTCAGGAGGATTCGGGATCTCAATATTCAAAAACATTTCATCAGGAATACTGCGTCGTCTCTCTACACTGCCTTGCATTTTACTTTTGTATATTTTTCTTAGAGAATTAGATCTCAAAATCAAATCCAAATATTCTACATTAACTTCTCGTTTTAATCTAAAGATTTTGTATGCTGGGCTTACGGCAGCAGCATCGTAATATTTTTGAAATCCTAGAACACCTTCATCTATAGGGAACCCCATTACAAGTTCATTTTTAAAAACCTTTTTATACCCAGAAATATCAGAACTTGCGACTCGTTTTTTAAATTTCTCATGCTGATCAATTAAGCCATGTTCCATAGTGATACTCATAATAGGTATATTTGTATCCTCTCCCACTTTGACTTTGCCAGACAAGGATAGGAGTTCTTTTAGTTTTATAGTTGGGAATTTTGATTTTATATGTGAATTACTATAGTGAGCATAATTATAAATATAATCATTGCTTCTGATTAATTCTGGATTAACTTTTAAGAAACCTAATTCATTATAATATTTATCAAAGTCGCTCTTATTTAAATCAGCAAAATCTAAATTTTTTAAATCATTTTCGTCAATTTTTCTACGGAAAGAATCTAAACTTAGGCCATCATTTGTCACATTGTAGTAAAAAACGTCAGAATTTGTTCTACCATTATGACAGTTGGTAAAGTAGAGTATATTGGTTTTAACTTTTGCATATGGCAGAAAAACTTCTTTTGGAAGTGAAACTACTGCTTTTAGTTGGGCGTTTTCAAATAAATACTTCCTTACTGGGGCTAAAGCGGCTTTAAAAAGAAAGCCTTCAGGTACTACTAATGCCATTCGCCCTCCTTTTTTTGTTGCTTTAAAGCAATGTAGAACACATACTCCATCACCATCGTTTTTAGCTAACTTATTCTCATATAAGTGAGAATAAGAAGTTTTTTGAGAAAATGGCATGTTGGTTATAACCACATCATATTCAGATTCAATAGGGTTTTGAAGTGTGTCTATCTGGCAAATTCCACTATGCCCATCCCCATGCAGAATCATATTCATTTTTGCGAGTTTTGCATTTGAGGTAATTTCTCTTCCAAAAATAGTATTATGTTTAAGCTTGATTTCTTCACTACTATTGTTTGCAATTAAAGTGTTATCTTTTATATGATCAAATGCCTCTGTTAAAAAACCACCTGTCCCACAAAAAGGGTCATAGATCTTTTCACCATATTTAGGGTTGACTAAGTTAACAATGGTTTTAGTTATGTGACGTGGAGTAAAATATTCTCCTAAGTCATTATTAGTTGCTGTAGCTTGCTGTAAGAAATACTCAAAAGCATCTCCTTTAATATCGGTATCTATTGATGAGAGTTTTAACTTATCCAACTCTTTGATCATCTCTTTAACAGCAACAGGGTTGGTTAGCTGTAAATTTGTAAAAACAGAAGCACCATATTGTCTATCAATATCTTGTAGTATGTTATTAGTTGTATTAATTAGCAAATCATTATCGAGACTTTTGAGAGAATTCCAAATACCTGTATTAGCATTCTCTGTATACAATTTTAAAAAAAGAATGTTTGCAAATTCTGAAAGCCTTTCTATACCAGCTCTTAAACCTTCACCTCTTAGTGAGTTATTTAACTTCTTGAAAACATTAATTAACTCTTTGCGAGAGACTAAAATTTCTTTAGGTGTAATATAAATTCCATTTGTTTCCTGCAATATGAACTCTTTAGCTTCATTTACTCTTATTAATTCATTAACCTCATTTTCATCAATAAATAATGGTTTTTGGGTATACAAATGCCGTGTTTCGCAGAAACCATTATTCATTGCAAATATCAAAGGTGCATCAAGCATTTCAGCATATTCGGTTGCCTGATCCAGTGCTTTTGTTAAGCTTTTTCCACCTGATTTCGTTTCAATTACACCGATTGGCCGCTTATTTTGTGAATCGAAAAGAACATAATCGGGTCTTTTTTTACTTTTCTTGAGAAACTCATTATTAACAATTCTTAAGATATCTGATTCAAAAAAGACATTTTTGTTTGGATCTTGAATGTCCAAGATCCAGCCCTTGTTAATCAAATTATTGTTAACAATAAAACGTGTATCTTGCTCAATATTAGACATATTGCATAATCCCAATATCTACTATAAAAACTATTGGCAATCTACACATTACACACTAAAACATCAATAAATATTGCTATCTAATAAGTGATATACCCCACATTTAAAAGACTGTGTCGGGTTCACAGTTTATTAATCTTTGGTTTTATTAATCTTTTGCCCAAGCTTTCCTTCTTTTACCAACTGCACGACCTGCTCATTAGTAAGCACAGGAATAAAGACCTTGTCGCCAATATCTTTAGAAAGAATCTTTACTTCTTCAGCGGTTAGCACCAAAGCTTCACCATGTTTAGCAGCATCATTGATGCGAGCAATAATCTGATTGATTGGTAGTTTTGAATTGTCCATAAGTCTTCCTGTGATTAATGCGAATAAGGATGTTCTTGTCTGTGCTGACTTGGCGGCACGATATCTGTAATAGCGGTAATACTTTCAACTTCATCCATGTCAAAAGATAGGCGTTCGCCACCATTAACAGCCAACAAACTCAAAACCCCACCATTTATTCCAACAAATTCCTTAATTGTGCAGCGTCCATCCTTTAAGCACACTTGTACAAATTCAGTTGGAACCGGTTCAGCATCTGGATCGCAAACTACATACCAGCCATTACGAATTGCTGGAAACATTGAGTCGCCAGTGCCTTTAATACCATAGGCTCTTGGACCCGCTGTATGAGTTGGAACATAACCATCACCACCGTTACCTTCGTAACCCATATCTGTGAAATACCCATCCATACCCATCTTTGAATAGGCTTTAACAGGAACGTATCTTTTTTGAATAGGGAACGGCTTAGTTGGTGTTTGGACAAATTTAACAGCTTCTTCACTATCTGGAATATTGTACTTCTGCTTAAAGGCTTCAATATCAAGAACATTTAATTGAGGTAAATTGTTCGATTCCTGTTCAACCGGTCCACCATAAAGCAACCAATCGTCACTCACACCTAAAAATTTCGCAATGATTTTCAAGTTTCCCGCTGTAGGAACGCTAGTGCCATCTAGCCATTTCTTTACAGCAACAGGAGATTTTTTTGTTGCTCTTGCTAAATCAGCGGCTCTTAATTTTTTTTCTTCAAGTTTTTGCCTAATTCGAGAGTGTAAAGACATAACAAATATTCCAAAAACATTAACTAATGTTAATACGATCTATTGAAACTATGGTTAACAAGTGGTAAATTTGGTTTATTAACTATAGTTAACTTGGTGTAACCATGAAAATTAGTGATCTCATGACATACCACGACTGCAAAAACCGGAAAGAGTTGTCTGAAAAAACTGGATATTCAACTGTGACCCTCTGGAAGTGGGAAAACAACGGTATACCAGCCAGAACTCAAGCAGTCCTGCAAGTCAAAACCAAAGGCAAACTTAAAGCTGACTTAGAAGCATTAACCGCTTAGGAACTAAACCATGAGCAAATTATCTAACGACTTATCTGCAAGAGCCAGAAACACAAGAGCTTTAGTAATGCAGGCTCTTGCATCAAAAAATAATGGCGAAATTGCGGACAGACTCGGAGTAGATGCGAGCACCTTATCAAGAATGAAAAATGATAAGAAATCCAATGGCTTGAGTGAGATTGAGAACGCTTGTGCATTATTGGATGCGCTTGGATTAAAAGTTATTCCAGAAAATTACGAATGCTATGACCGTCAATTTGTTGAGTCTATTTTCTTTTTAGCTCGTCTTTCTATGGCTAGAGCTTCTGACATCAACGATTACCAACATACAGATTTATCTAAGCGTTTATCAGAACTTGGATATTAAAAAACCGCTTCCTGCACGAACAGGTTAGCGGTCACGTTCAATCGGAGCAAACCAAATGAACTATTCAATATTAGCAGACATTGAACTAAATCGGAAGATTAGTTTGTTTCAAAAAGCGGTTGAGGCTTATGTGCTTAATCGAACTCTCGAAAACTCTATGGCATTGGCTAAAGCGAAAGCTGATTTAGCTGCATTTGTATTGAGAGGTGTTTGATGGGTGCATCAATTCCAATTATTAAGTTGATTGAAGCTATGAACGAACAGCCAATAGCATTCAACAAGCACTATGTATTTTTAGGATGTGGGATCAATGGAGCTTTGATGCTCTCTCAATTGGTCTACTGGACTTCTCGCACTAAAGACAGTGAAGGTTGGATCTTTAAAACACATCATGAGTGGACTCAAGAAACTGGTCTTACTCGTCGTGAGCAAGATACGGCTAGAGCAACACTTAAATCACTTAAATTCATCTCTGAAAAAAAGATGGGTGTGCCTCGTCGTGTTTACTACCGTGTAGAGCGTGAAAACCTATATCAAGCTTTGATCGAATACTCTGAAAGCATTGATATTAATAGTATGCACAATTCCGCCATACTGAATGCACAAAACAGCCATACTGAATGCACAAATGCGCCAGACTGTATGCACGAAAGCGCCACACTGAATGCACAAATCCGCCCATCTAATACAGAGAATACATACAGAGAATACACAGAGAATACTACAGATATTATTTGTGCTGAATCAGCACCAAAAACACAAAAATTCAAAGCAAAAGATTTCTTGTTGAAAAACGGTGTTTCTGAACAAACAGCAACTGAATATCTTGATCTTCGTAACAAGAAGAAAAAACCAGTAACTCAACGAGCTTTACAACTTGTTTTCAAACAAGCTCAGGAAGCAAAGCTTAGCAATGAGCGTGTATTCCAAATTATCGTTGTTCGTGGTTGGGAATCTTTCAAAGCTGCTTGGAACTGGCAAGAGACAAATGCAGAGCTTGAGCAATTAGAAAGTCCAGTTGTTGAGCAACAAGAAACAGCTCCACGCAATGCCCCAGTTTTACTTCGCAAAGAATACAAGGGGGCTAAATAATGGATTACTTACATTCAGTCCCTACAGAGCAAGGTGTATTAGTTTCTTTGTTATCTCTTGCTGATGGTGTAGATCAATATGTTCAACGCCTAAACCGTGATTACTTCTCAGGAAAGCATCAGATTATTTTTGATGCGATTAAAGCAATCCACGATCGTGGTGAACAAATTGATTTCATTCTTGTATGGGACGAAATCAAGAAAAACCCATTGAATCTTCACCACATTGATGAGCAGTACATGCTTACGCTGAATGCAGAAGCGCCTACGCTTATTTCAACACTGGAACAACACATCGAGAAGCTTCACCGTTTAATGGTTCGTCGTAAGTTCGTAGACATTTCTGTGCTTATGCAGGGTATGGCAAAGGACTTCACCACAAACCTAGATGAGATGCTCAACAAAACACAAAACATGATTGCTGAAATCGGTGACAACTCTGAGAAGAAATCACTTACCTATGTGAATGAGTTTGTAGCACGTCTCTACGTTGAACTTAATGAAGCCGATATAGCTCGTAAGAACGGCACATTTGTTGAAACGGGCTTAAGAACAGGATTCATTGCACTAGACAACAAAATCGGTGCTCTACGTCGTGGCAACTTTGTTCTGATTGGTGCCCGTCCATCAATGGGCAAAACAACATTCGCTCAAAACATTATGAGTGATATGGCAATCAACCAAGACCTTGTTGTTCAGTTCCATTCACTTGAGATGACTGAGGAAGAAATCAGGGACCGTATTGTTTCAGGTGTCGGACAAATCAAGCTTCGCAATATCAAGTCTAAGTTTCTTGAGGATGATGACTGGGGGCGTTTAGTTCAGGCTAACAAGATGCTTGAAAATGCCAAATTCGGAATTGATGACACGGCTAATGCATCACTCTCTGATGTCCGTCGTCAAGCAAGATTACTTAAAGCTAAGTATGGCCGTGTAGACGCAATTTTCGTTGATTACCTACAAATCATGAAAAGCCCAGTAGTTACTGATAACCAAGTTAAAGCTATTGGTGAAATCTCAAAAGGGTTGAAAGCAATCGCTAAAGAATTTGATTGCGTTGTATTCGCTCTATCTCAACTTAGCCGCAATTTAGAGAACAGACCTAACAAACGTCCAGTTAATGCTGATCTTCGTGAATCTGGGCAATTGGAGCAGGATGCGGACGTGATTCTTTTCATTTACCGCGACGAAGTTTACGACAAGAACTCTAAAGAGGCGGGAACGGCTGAAATCATCATCGGAAAGTGCCGTGATGGTGAGGTAGGAACTGTACGTTTAGGAACTGATTTAGCAAGAGCAACATTTGCAGATCTAGACCCAGCCTATCTAGCTAGCTTGCAAGAGTTTGGAGGTGCAGCGTGAAAGCAATAAAACGAGTTAAAGCATTCCAAAACATTTTTGACATTTTGTTATTCGCTACACATGCAACACAACCTTTCACGATGAAAGACCTGCGTGAATGTGTTTTAGATGCGCCCAACAACACTATCCAATGCTATGTGCAGGAATTAATTAAAAGCGGCTACTTGGAAAAGGACTCATACGCAACTTACAAGGCAACTCAATACGCAAAAGACATCCTGAATGTTAAAGGGGAGCTGAAAGCATGATCGAATTTGTAGATTACAACGCAATGATGAAGCTGCGTAGAGCGTACAACCTCGGTACTCGTAATGAAGAAACAAGAGCAGCAGCAAACCTCTACGAGAAATTAAGAAAGCTGAAAATGCTAGACCAGCTTAAGAAGGAAGCCATGACTAAACGTTACAAGGAGTCGGTATGAGCATGATCGTATTTCCATTAAAGAAGGCGGAAAAGTTAGATCGACTTTGCTTGTGTATTAATTGCGGAAAGCTATTTGTTGATGCTGTTGATAGTAAAGACCTTGGCATTTGTTCACTTTCTTGTGGCTATGCATTCCGCGGAATTAGTTGGAGTGACTTCCTATGAAACCAGAACAGTTTATTCGTGAGTTTGGCGAAAAGAAGGCGAGAGAGGTTGTTGAGGGTGCGCCTGATGGTCACAAAGGATACAACGATGTTATTAACCAATACACAAGAGGGGTTTGGTTTAGTAGGGATGTGATGCTTTCAGACCTCAAGCGTCTGGTGGAGTCTTTGGATCGCATTGATAAGTGCGGTGGCTTGTATGGATTCAAAACATATTGCAATGGCGACTACTCGCAAGAGGATTTGCAAGCCATCCGCGACCACGAATCAATACACGGAGGCGGGGATGAGTAAAGTTCACAATTTAAAAACTGATCCAGAAGTTTTTCAAGCTGTTGTTGATGGTCGTAAAACATTTGAGATTCGTTTCAATGATCGAGATTTCAAAGTTGGCGATGAGCTGATTTTGCTTGAGACGATACATTCAGGCGAGCAAATGAAGCAAGGCATGCCGCTTCTATAT